GTACTGGAGAGTTAGCTACATTAACTGGGGAAGCTGTTGCAGGTGGTCTGGTGGCTTGGTATGATATGAATACAGGAGCTTTAGGGTCGGAGACCGGGCTTTTGGACAGCTCTTCTCACAACCTTCACCTTACTGGTTATGGAGATTTGAGATCTGACAACTTTGAAACAGTTAATTATATTAACGAGACTACAGATTTTGTAGAAAGTACGCAAGAGTATTTCTTCTTACCTTTTGGTGGGTTTCCGGGGACAGATGGATACGATTATAACCCAAGACCCTCTCAACAATGAATGAGAAACAAGCTTTAGCCGCAGTAAAGAGGGTTTGTGAATCTAACGAATATGTAGAGATTTGTGGTTTCTTGGGGTACAGTAAGGATTCTGGTAAATACACTGTAAGCCCACAGGACAACATATCCGAAGACCCCTCTAACTATTTTATGATAGATCCTATTAATTATCTATTATTCAAGGATGAATATGAAATGGTGGCTATCTACCACAGTCATATAGAAGGGAGTGAAAAGCCTTCTGAGTTTGATATAAAAATGTCAGAGAGCTGTTGCGACCCCTTTTTGATTTACAGCCTAGAAACTAAAAAAATTCATATTTATGAGCCTAAAAACATGGATTTAGATGTAAGTATACTTAACAGGGTAAAGGATTGCAATGACCAAGATTAAATTACATGGTATACTAGCTAAAGAGTATGGCGAAATCTTCAATATGAAGATTTCAAAGCCTAGAGATGTTATAAAAGCTATAGATTGCAATCGTTCTGGGTTTCGTAAAAGGGTTGTAGACTTGCAAAAGCAAGGTTTTGTTTATGATATTTTGGTAGACAAAAAAAGAATGACCAAAGAGTCGTTTTTGAATAGCAAAAGCCCCTACCAAATAGATTTGGTCCCTGTTATAGTCGGGTCTGGATTGCCTCTTCTTGAGGTTATACTTATTGCTGTGGCTCAGGTGGCTATAAGTTATGCCTTGATGGACCCCGGAACATTAGATGGTGGAGAGGCAAGCGTTGGCAGCACAAAAGGTTCCCTTTTATTCCAAGGTGGAAATGCAAATGTGGCAAGTCAGGGAAGTCCGATACCTATAGGTTACGGTAGATTGAAAGTTGGTTCACAGATAGTGCAAAGCTCTGTTAAGTCCTTCCCACAGTCTATAGAATCATCGAAAGTTATGACTTCTAATCAGTTAACTATAATAGATTCTCCAGAGGCTGAAATCAAGAGTAACAAGGTAGAACCTGCATAATGAAGCATTTACATAAAAAAATAAGCTTAAGAGGGGGAGGTTTGTTTAGTAAAAAACCTGAGGTTAAACCTGCCACATTAAGGCCGCCAGCCATAGGCGACTTTCAGTTCGCTTCGTCTTTCAGCTATATAGAAAATTTAGATTTGATATCTGACGGACCTATTGAAGGGTTGGTTAACAAAAATGGCTCTTTACTCAGTCAAGATAATCTATCCCAAGGTATTTACCTTAATGGGACGGCGGTTCAGGTTTCAAATGACGCTAGGGTCTTAAATACTAATTATATTAATTTGTATAATAAAGTATCAATTGGAGGTTCCGATGTATTCGACACTTCTGGAGCCTCGGATGTAAAAACATTTTTTGATTCACTGGTCTCTAGTGGTAGTGGTACATCTAGGGGGCCAGTTGCGATTTTGGGTGTGAGTAATGGTTTTGTAACACACCAATTGAATAATAGGGTTACAGGTAACACCATATTTTTGTATAGTTTAGGAGGTAAACTTATTGAGTCTTTCACTGATAAATCTGCAAAGAGGAGTAGTAATGGGGAGGCGTTATGTTTTTTGTCCTCAGATCCTAACAAAAAATTCGCTCTTGTGTTTACTACCAAGGTGAAACAAGGTTCTGGCCCAGACGTAAATCAGTCCAATGGTAGCATAGGGGATTTGCAGAACGTGAGGGGTGTTGCGTTAAAAGAGTTTTCTGACTCCACGAGGTTAGGAGGGAGTAAGCCGTTACTTTCTGACCTGTTTGCTATATGGGATGATAAGGTTACTTATCCTGAGGACCACCCGATGAGGGTTTCTATAGATATAGCTATGAAGAGAAATTTTGGGTTTTCTTGGGAGTCCCAAGCGTCAGGGGTCAATAGAGAACCTGTATTTCTAAATAAAATTTTTTATAAACTCAAGAGTACTACTAAAGGTGGAGCTGTTGTGATTTATTCAGACAGTCTGCAGATTCAAGCGAACAAAACAGTTTCACAGAGTAGTGTTTCCCTCCAACCAGTCAGCTCTAGCTCCTCAGGGAAACCTTTAGCAACAAACAATAAAGTTGTAAACCTTTTGGTTCCTGTTTTAGACGAAAATGGTTTGACAAACGGAGATGTAAAAGGAATTTTTGTGGTGTTGTGTGATGATACAGAAGAACCCTACTTCGAAAACAGCCAATACATTCAACCGGGGCTAGAGGCGATGAACTTCCTGAGGGGTTTTGGTGCCTTTAAGTTGTTCGAAAACCCTGAAGATTCATTTAGTATTGATAACTATGAAAAGTACAACTATTCCAATGTTTTAGCTGAAGAAAGGTTGGGAGAGCCTTCTCAACTACCATTCAGGTACTTCAACGAGGTTTTTATAGATAAAAACATTAATGAAAGACTTTACGGCCCTTACAGACTTAGCGGGGAGGTACAAAGGCTAAGGGTTCAGTCAGGAGATAAATCAGAGGATTTGAGTAAGGATACAGCAGATTTCTTTTATTACACCTCTGACGGAAATAATGATTCTCTACCAGATGGAGAAGGGAGTAATGACAACTCAAGGGAGGGAAAAGGGGATAGTGTTAAAAGTTTTACAGATTGGAATTCTACGAATTCATCAAGCAACTTAGACGAAGAGGCTGTTGCAGTGACACATATTGTTTACAACCCTAATGTAGAAGAGGTGTTCTTAACTTTACAAGTAGACTCTTTATTTGATACTAATGAAAAAGACAGAGGCCCAGAGAACGAAAAAGCTATAAAGGCAGGTGATAAGATTCCGGCTATTGTAAATTTTGAGGTTGAAGTCGGAAAGGTAAACAGTGAAGGTATTGAAGTTCCTGTTGATATCAGGCGTTACAGGATGGCTGCTGTTGTAGAAGGCACGACACTTATAGATATAGGTAATGCTCACGCTACAGGCAGGTATTCAGATTTTAAATACTTAGAGGTGTTAGAGGGTAGTTCTGTAGAGAATCCTGTGTCAGAACCTTTTTTACTCCCAAAGGTAAAAGAAGCTGATCCGACTAATTTCAGTATAGAAAGTGTCTCTGAGAAAAGATATATAAGGGTTAAGAAATTATCAACAGAGACGTTCTCAGTTTTAATCGAGAAGAATATATCTCTTTATAAAGTAACAGAGATACTTAAATGCAATCTTAGGTATCCGTACTCTGCCATAATAGGCACTAAGTTGGATTCTAGACAGTTCTCTAGCATCCCAGAAAGAAGATTTGACGCTAGACTAAAGAGGGTGTTGATACCTAGTAATTATAAACCGACAATGGAAGATGGTTTGAAGGCAGACAAGAGGTATTACGACAAAAAAAATGAACTCGATGATGCCAGTCAAGAGAAAAGATTAGTCTATAATGGGGATTGGGACGGAACTTTTGTAGAAGGCTGGACTGACAACCCTGCTTGGGTTGTCTTCGATCTATTGACAAATCCTAGGTACGGTTTCGGGCAGCATATCTCAGAAGACGAAGTTAACAAATGGGAGCTATACAAGATAGGGCGTTTTTGTGATGCAGTGGACGACAGTGGAAATTTTGTTGGTGTCCCAGATGGGAGAGGAGGCTTGGAGCCTAGGTTCTCTTGCAATATATTATTTAATAATAATGAAAAGATTTTTGATGCAGTCCAGACCATATCAAATTTATTCAGAGGCAAGACCTTCTTTAGGAGCGCCGAGGTTTCCTTTGCAGATGAGAGAGTAAAAGAGCCAATAGCTTTATTTAATAACATCAATGTAAAAGACGGCTTATTTAACTATGCTAACCTAAGGAGAGACCAGCAGTTTAACACTGTCGAAGTCGGATACCTAGATAGGTTCGAAGATTTTGTTCCGAAGATAGAGGTTGTAGAAGATGCTGAAGATATACGAAACAGAGGGGTGTTTAAAAATAGAATAGACGCTCTAGGTGTTACTTCCAAAGCCATGGCTAGGAGAATAGGTCAGCATCTTATTTACAAGACTGTAAAAGAGAATCAGAAAGTTGCATTCAACACAGGGTTAGAAGCCTTATTTTGCCAACCCGGAGATTTGATCATAGTAGAAGATGAGCTAAAAAGCAATAAAACTAACTTCGGCAAAGTTTTAAGCGTCGATACAGATAATCAATACCTGAGGCTTAGTAGCCCATTAGACAGTTCAATACAAACAGGTTTACTGACGGTGTATGTCCCCACGGGAGACAACACAACACAAGAACTTTCAGATACAGCGGCATTAAAAAGGGAGAAAATAAAAGATACGTTTGCTGTAACAGGCTATCAAAATGCACAAGGACAAGATATACCAGACTTTGTTGACTACACAGGTTTTTATAACTTCTCTGGGTACTTAAGCGGTTACTCCCAAAGTGTTTCCGAGAATGTTGATAACGATGAGTATGTAAACGTAGACTACCCTGTTTACACAGGTGTTGACAGTAAGAAAATTTACTATCACGTAGATGACTTCACTGCAACTAACCCTTTAGGAAAGTGGGTATTTGCTTCAGGTGCCGTGGTGCCTCATGGGACAGCTATAACTAGTACGAATGCTAAGAGCCAATATGACTTTCATACTAAAATTACAGCAAATGCGACAACAGACTTGGAGTTTAACTACTCATTAAACACGTTTAACCTACACGCAGAATCAGCCATTAGGTATTATGACCCCAATGGAACAAGTGACGTAGGTGGGCTTAAGATATTCTCAGGTGTGGATAATCCAACCAACGGAATCTCTGTGGCTGACATAATCGTAGGCTCCAACCCTCAGATTGTGACTCTGCAAGTTACAGGGTTGGTCGGGAATGTAGCTAATGAGATAGGGTCTTATGTCAGTGGGGTGGATCTACCTGACTACCTACAGCATATAAAACTAGGAAGCCCTTATCGTTTTGAAATCAAAGAAGCTTCTGATTTTTTGTACAAAATAGATTCTATAAAAGAAGATAGCCCCAATGACTACCTAGTATCAGCTTCTAAGTTTGATACAGGAAAGTATGAGTTGATAGAAAACAATATTTCTTTCGAGCCGAAAGAAAACACTTACGCTTACCAAGTCCAAACCCAAGTTGGGGATGTCACATATGATACTCTGTCTTCCCCTCAAAACCTGTCCTTGACAACAGGCTTAGGGACAAACGCTAATACTTTCTTTATAAGTGGTGATTGGGACCAAGTGACAAACAATAATGGGTACAATGCTATCTTAAATTATGCAAACGGTTCGGTATCAGAATCCTCTATAACACAGAACACAAACTCAGTTAAATTCGATAACATAGGGGTTATCGGAAAGTTCACTTTAAATGTGAAGGCTATAGGAGATAATACAAATAACACAAGTAAATTCTTTGATTCTGATTATAGTACCATCACATCATTCTTTCTTTACGATAGCCTTTCAGTTTTAGACAGACCAGTTGTAACTAATATTACATTCTCATAACATGGATAATTTTTATACATATACGCTTTCCTCTTCAGAATTAAACACGGGGATATTTGAGTTTGACTCTGTATATAGTGGGAACACTACAGATGTTACTCAAACTTCTAGTGGAAGTGGTGTCCATAATTACAGAGATTTAACATTAAACCTTCGAATTCAAGATAGGGATGGTCAGGAGGTCACGGATGCCAGAGACTTTCTAAAAAGTGCGTTCCTTACAGAAGCGAATATAAGTGTACTAGAGCCAGACGGCACAGTAGCTTATGCTAATTATCAATCTGGTTACAAGCAGTCTAGTTTTACTTTTACTGAGCAGAACAACATAGATATCTTTGGTTTTTATGCTCCACATTTTGGTATTAAGACTGAAATTAAAGATCGGGATGATAATGTTACTACTAGTGAGTTTTATTTTTATGGTAACAGGCCAAGGGTCTCATCTATTACTGTCACAGACACAGCTACTGGACACAAGTTTACCTCTTCTGCCGGGTCTGCGTCTACCCAAGTGTTATCTGGAGTTTCTGGGCAATTAAAAATTGATTTTGATTTCTTGAACAGCCCTGAGTATACTAACTTTGATCATGTAGACATATATTGGGCGTCAGGGTCTACATATTTTGATAGCAATCCTTTATCTGCAGATCACCTCGCAGCTACGAAGACTTTATCTCAAAACAAAACCCAAAGCGTGTTTTTGTTCGAAGAGAATATTCCTCAGTTCACAGGTAGTGATCTTTACCTAACGATAAAACCATATAGTACAATTGGTTTGGGTGACCAGTGGACAGTTGGCCCTTTCAAATTTGAGTATGCAGAGAAGCCCAATACAAATTATTTAACTGAAATATCTAGTGGTGATGTGACAGGAGCTTTAGGTTTTACACCTTTATCTTCTTCAGGAGCTGGAAGTTCTGATAATTTTTACCTTACTGGCGCTAGCTTTAATACAGGTAATGGTGTTTTAACGTTGAATGTTGATGGGGCGACAGACCAGACGGCGGATTTGGATGGTAGGTATGGTTTAACCTCCTATGTAACTGCTAATACTACAAGTATCGGGACCAACACTACGAATATTGCTACAAATACCAGTTCAATAAATACTTTAAGTGGTTATGTAACTAGTAATACGACAAATGTAGGAAATAATACTACAGCTATAAACACTATAAGTGGAGACTTATATACTTTGGACCTCCAAGATGTGTGTGACAATGATGCATCTACCACCACAGCAATGAATATTGGTGGTTTGCTAACATTAGGTAGTGGCTTGTCAACTAATGGCAGTGCAGTGTCAACTTTCCGTGGCCCGATTTATAGTATAAATGAAAACGGTTTAGAGTTTAGGAAAAATGCTAAATCTAAGATTTATGGTGATAGTTCCGAGGGTGATTCCGCTTTATTTTTCGAGGCTGATAAGGCTATCTTTAATGTTAGCGGTGTTTCAGGTATATCTGGTAATAAAATTCTTTCATATGGTTCTGCCATCTTATTAGGCACACAAAACTTAATCAAAGGCGACTATGACGCTATAGTGGCTGGAACTGAAAACACCATCTCTGGCACTAACAGTGGCAACTTTAGTTTTATTGGTGCTGGTTCTGGCATAGACATACTAGACTCAGACTACTCTAGTAGTATTGGGGGAGTGAATAATGATATCTCAGGCTCTGATTATGCTGTAATAGGAGGGGGCAAGGATAACTCAATAATTACTTCTGATTATGGTTTCATTGGTGGCGGTTTTGACAATACTATCAGTGGTGCTGCTGGAGCGCAGGTTTTTGGTTCTTATATTGATGTAGTAAACCAAGGTGCAGTTTACCTTAGTGATAACGACAATAGAACCAAGCAGTCTGATGCTGATGATGCCTTGTTCTTAGATTTCTCAGGAGGAGTATTCTCCAAGACTGGGGAGTTTAATATTGCTGGGGGAGACTTCAGTGTAGACGGTTCGAATGGCCGTTTATTTGGGGTAACTGATGAAGTAACCGGGACTGTATTCTCAGTTAACGATGCCGCTGGTCTCCCTATCGTAGAAGTGGAATCCACTTCTACATATGACAAGATCACGATGGGTGAGTATGGTAGTGATCTTA